TTTCACCAGGTAGGAAAGACCATATGCGGCTGCAGCAATGCCGACGCCAATCATAAGTATGGCCGCTCCGAATGCAAGCATCTCTTTCCATGTGCCCTTCACTGCTTCCCCAAGCTTTTTGATCCCTTCGGTAAATGCTTCCCATCTGCTTGTAGTATCTCCGGCCGGTGGCTCCGGTATTGAGGTTTCAGTGCCCGGTAAGCCGCCCTCTGGCAGTTCTGGTCCGTGCATCTGATCGATGCCCATGCGCTCTCTGAAGGCTGCCTTAATTGTTTCCCATGGGCTCATCATCGCGGCGAAGGCCGAGGTTGCGCCGGCGGTTAGGGCGCCGAACGCGGTGCCGATGCCCATAAGGGCCGGGGCGATGAGGAGAGCCGCGCTGAGCAACATAGCAAACCAAAGCAAGATCTTCCCGCCTGGAGATCCTATGAGCCATGCGAGGAAATCAACCACCACGACGATAGTGTTTGTTAGGGGTTCCAGCGCAACGAACACGCCGGCGAAGGCGTTCTTTAGCTTATCTGCTTGTGTCTGTGCTCTTTTGGCTGTTTCGGCTATTTCTTCTTGATGTTTGATCTGTAGTTCTTCTGCCGCAGAAAGCTCCCCAAACATGCGGCGGGCCTGGTCGACGTCAACCCCTAGGGCATCTGCAATTGCAAGCTGTTCGTACTTGTTCATATCTGAGAATAGCTGTCCACTCATCTCCACCGAGTCTGTGAGCATTTCAAGTCGCTCTGCCTCAGATGCGTTTAGCATATCAATTGAGTTTAGATACGGACCGCCGAGGATGGCGTTTAATCGGCCAACTTTTTGGCCTGCTCCATCAAAGGTGTCGAATGCTTTTCCGGAAATGCTAACGAGTTCATCAACCGAAAGCCCTGTGGCCTTAGATTGCTTCTCAAGCTGATCAAACACCTCAACAACATCCTTCCCATAAAATGCCAATTTCTTTGAAACCGAGGCAAAGTCGGCGAAAACCTGCTGGGGGCCTTTGCCAACACTAACCGCAACATCGTTCAGATGTTCCGTAAGCCCAACTAACTCATTATCAGCAAACCCTAACGACTTTGTGGCTGTATCAAAGATTTTGCCAGTAGCTTCAGCATTGATGTTGAGCTTTTGCATGACTGCGGCCTGCCCAGCAAGTTCGGTTTTTACTTCTTTGGATAGTTGACTAAAGCCCATCATCGATGTGAATAATCCAGATGCTGCCGCTCCGGCGGCGGCGGAATCTACGCCAAGATGCTGATATTCATTCCTGACTTTGCCGATGACATCGGTATGATCGTCCATCGCACCGGTTGCTTTGACAAATCCCGAGCCGGCGTCGGCTGTGGCGACGGCAAGATTGAACATTTCGGATAACATAACAGCGCCGAGATCGCCGGATGCTACCATGTCGATCATATCCGTGCCAAAGGCACTGAGTTCTTTGGCACTTAGGGGGATCTGCATGGCTAGGGATTCAAATGCGCCCCCGACTTTGCCGAGGTTTCCTACAAGTTGTTTGGCTTTGGATGCGCCGGCTTCATACTCCTTATGAAGCCTCATTGCAGCTTCTTCGGAGCGCTCGAATCCCTCGATGGTATTTTCTTCCGACGCGGCGAGCTCATAATTAACGCGCATCAGTTCTCGCTGTGAGGTCGTGAGTCTTACGCCGGCGTCTTCAAGTTCCTTGAGTTGATCCGCCTGTTCTTTGCGGGCATCTTTGAGTCTGTTGAGCTGCTTGATATATTCATCACTCCCTGGCTCACCCAAGCTCGATGTGTCAGTGCGAGACCTGGTGGGGCTTCCGGAGTCTTCCGAGGACTTCTTATCCATCGCCTTTGCGAGCTTGTCGAGGCTAGCTATAAGGGCATCAATTTTTGCATCGCTATCACCAGGGGGCATCCTTCAGGCCCCCTAGTTTTTAAAGGGCCAGCGCAGCCCGGTTTCGTTCTCAAACCCACGAATGGCCCTGTCGAGATCGTTCTTGTTTATCATGGTACGAGAATCGCTTAATCCGTGTTTCATATATGCATCCATATAGCGCTTTTCATTTTTAAGAGCCTTAAAAAAAGTTTCTATTTGGGCGTTGGTACCCGAGATGGATACAGGAAAATCGAAGCCTGACATGTACATACCAATTAACATCTTTCTGACGCCATGGGCAAACGAGGTCATAGATGACCTGAACTCTTTCAACTCTCTCTTCTTTTTATTATTCAGATCAATAACAAACTTTTCCATAGGGATACCTCAACAATAAATAGTTAAATATAACAAAAGCCGCTCAAAACTGAGCAGCTCTTATCGTTATCTTTTAGATTTAGCCTTGGACATGGCCGCATCGTGCTCTTTCTTCTGGTCTTCGAATTCTTTAATTAGCCTTTTAACAAACCAACGGCGCAACTGAGTTGGAAGATTGTATGCTTCAAATATTGACCAGCCGCCGTGATGTTTTAAGACAAATAGCTCTTCGTAGACGACCTCTTGGTATTCACTACTTAGGCCAAAAAAACTGCGCCGTCAACGGCATACCTACCTTCTCCAAATGTCCACAGTTATCACATGAAAAATCAAATGATAGATCGATATCGGGGACGAGTCCGTCATAGCGAGTTCGAATCTCGCGAGAGATCCTGGTGGGGCAGCGCTCAACAAATTGCTTAAGGAGGGCCGGCGCGGTTACGTCATTAATCCGTACGATAACGGCTTCAAGCTGATCTGTAATGTTAGCATCCGGCAATTTAAGCCTTTTGCGCTTTTCGCGCTGCTGCATAATGCGATGTTCGTCGCGGCCGCTTAACAAACGGACCTCAACACTGAGCCCTTCATACTGTGGAAACGTAAGTTCATAGTTTCCGTTTTCTAGACGGGTAACATCCTCTGGAACTCCCTCAGTAGCCTTGGCTTCAATTTCACTTAGGTCAACCTTGGTCTCTTGAGTCGTTGTACAGTCCGGGCAGCCAACTGATACACTATACTCCGGGCCGAAACCCGTAATACGAGCTAGCAGCAGTACCGCGTTCTTATCACCAATCAACAAATCGGCTGCTTTAACCTTCTTGTCGACGATTAAAGAGTCCAGCAAACGATCCAGGGCGACGCCCTTCTTAATTAAAGCCTCTGATGTAAGGATATCTTCTTCTTTCGCCGTCATATGACGAATTTCTAAAGTATCGACTCCATGTAGGGGGTGACTTTCTGGATATAGCTCCCCCTTGCTGGGGAGATCCACAAACTCTGTTGGGTTTATGAATGAAAATATGTCTTGTGTATCGTTTTCTAGGACGGGGGGTGGAGGAGCGGGTGCATCCTGATGGGGAGCACCCGTTCTCTCCGAGTTATTTCTTCGTTTTGACAAATGTCACCTTCTTTCTCTAGGTTTATTCTGGCGTCTAGTCGCCTTCGGGGGGTGGTCCACCAGCCTTCTTCGTGACGTCAATTGGGCCCGGATCTTGCACGCCAGGCCCATACCATGCCCAATCATACCTGAAAGTTAAATCAATATTAAGCAAATCTTCGCTAGCATAGTCCAAGTCGCCAAACTTAACGTTTGTGATCCAAGGATTCTTCAGTTGCCAGGTACCAATAAGTTCGCCTTGTCCACCTAGCTCGCGGATAAGAACGTCGCCGATGCCGGCAAGAGAATCAAGCTTGTTGGGAGTCCCCGGGCCGGCTACATCGCTGGCGCCCAACCCGTTGAAGATATCACCCTGTTGAGACGGGTCCAGGTAGCCTGATTCATACAAGGCCGTGTACAGAAGCTCATTACCATCCGGATCTACAGCGTTGACGAGTTGGACAGTAACTGCGTCCCATGTAACTGCTCCGGGGTAGTAGTATGTGTTCCCAAGGAACTTGTGTTCAGTCTCGGAGACAGTGTAGGCGGGTTTTGTAACCGTCTTGGCTAAATATTGTTTATAGGCCGTGTTTTCGCCGGCGACTCCCAAAAGGGGAAGATTCAATAAAAATCTATGTGCTCTGCGCGGTTCTGATGCTGCTTCATTCCAAAATGCCATGGGTTTAGTCTCCTGTTAGATCTAATTTAAATAGTGCGGGAGGGACAAACCCCCCCGCTTTATTTTTTAATCTACGAATGATGCTCCCGTTCTTGTAATATTGAAGTCAATCGCGATGAATTCGATAGCGCGGGTGGGCTTCAGGAAGATCTGGGCGTACATGATGTTGCGATCGACCAGATCGGGAGTTGTCGTAGTACTATCGAGCACCACCTTGAAGTCGGAGAGACCAAAATTGGCCTTTACGGAAGACAAGAATGGATTGACGATAGCCGTGAATCGATCCCAGGTGACCTGAATGTTTGGATCAAATAGGATCTGGTTTGCCATCTGCGAGATGCGCTTCTTCACGAAGATCATCAGGCGACGGACGTTAATGCGGTCCAGAGCCGAGGCTGTAACCTGCAGCGTTTTCTGACCGAAGATCACGATGCCCTCTGCGGGGAACTTAGCGATCGGGTTTACGTTTGCGTCATAGAGCTTATCTCGGTCCTGTCGGCGTAGCTGGTGGGCCACATCGATGAGCGGAAGGCCTGCGGAGCCTTCTGTTAAACCGCCGCGGTTGAAGCCGGCTGGTGCGAACCAGACCTGTGTCTTGCGCTGGGAGCTAGAGAAGGTGCCGAGAGCGGCGACCGAAGGCGGGAGCCAGATGTGTGCACCATTAAGGGTGTCACGTGCTCGAAGCCAAGGGTAGAATGTGCAACCATAAGAGGAATTCAATCCTCGATTGCGGAGTCCATTAACAGCCGCTGCAATCTCGCTTGAGGTGTGGGCGCGTCGAGTCGCTGCCGAAGCATCGCTGTTTTCGCGCGGGATATAACCCTGAGGTAGATCGATAATGGCCAATGCGTCAGCCCGGTCTTCGCAAATGTTGACAAGATTGGTTGTCAATCCTTCCTGGCGAAGTCCTGGGACCGTGGCAAGGTTCATCTCAACGACTTCTGGATCTGCGATAGAGTCCATTGCGCGTCGAACCGAGTTAAATACGTAGTTGTTAAGATCTGTGGCCGTCGAGGGCAGTGTTGTGGCACTGCTGTTGAACGGATCCATTTCCTTGATGTTAACGCCGTCGAAGCCGCCGTACATTGGGACCGTGAAGCGGTCATAACCGCGGTCGAGCACGCCAGAGACTGCTCCGGAGACCAGGGTGTAGGACTCAAACTGGCCGGCGCCGAATCGGCTCGGTACCGAGGTATGAGATCCACTCACCCAGAGGCCCTGAAGGGCGCCGGTGCCGCCGAGGTCGTCAAGAGTAAACTCGACAGAGCGCTCTTCTTTGGCGGTGAAGCCAGAGAACATAGACCCAACGATTCCGCCGCGGGGGCGAAGAAGGTCGATGTTCGACTTGTCGAAGCGTGTGCTGCCTTGGCTTGGAGTAGTCTGGTAGCCGAAGTAAGCGTCAGTCTTGTTGCTTAGGTTGCCTGCAGATGCGCTCACGCGGAATTCTGGGGCTGGATAGTAAACCTTAACCTTAATGTTGACATTTTCCGCGGTGCCAGAGAGCGCCAAGACAGAGCCCGTAGTCCACGGGATAGCGGCCGCGGCTTCGCCGAGATTGAGGCCGCCGCCGAGTCCATCGGATCCCGAGATCCAGTTGCCTGATGTAGAGTTGGTGGCGAGCAGAGAGTTGATCTCCTCGTCGTTGTACTTAACCATTCCCTGGAAACCAAACGGAAGGAGTTCTGCCGAAACCATGCCGGCGTCGACGTCGCTGTTCATTTCGACGCGGATGTACTTGGAGTTATTGGGCCAGTCACCCTTCTGCGTGTAACGTCGCTCTTCTTCAGACCATTGCGAGAACTTGTCTCCGATCTTGCGGGCAACGTAGTTGAGGGAATCAGGGTTTAGGTCGCATTCATCAAACTGCTCGATGACACGAACGGTGTTATCGGAATCACTTAGAGAGCGCACCACAACACTAAATGTACCATAGGCATATGCATCATTAGCAGAACGCTTGATATCCTGAATAGAGATCTTAAGGTTCCGGTTGCTCCAGTCGCCCGGATCACTCAGAGCATGAAGAGTAAACAGATTCTGTACTCCCGAAGTAGAGCCAGAAACTAATGAAGTACGGTTAGAAATGATAATAGGCGCACGGGCGCTCTGGACCGAGTGTCCTAAGTAATCTGCTCCGGAGTTGGTGCCGTCCGTCAACGGGATAATTGCCGCAAAGGACTGTCCTATGACGCTATCCGAAATCTCAGCTGCAGTGATATTAGCCTTGAGGTGGCGATCAAACGACTCACCCAAGAAAAAGGTGTCTGTAGTCGTAGAAATCCGCGAGTTGGTTTTCTGTGGGTTAGTGTTGAACACCTTGCGGATATAGCGCGAGCTATTCTCGTTGAAGTTGAACGTCGTTTTGTTCGAGCCGTCGCTAAGCACAAACTCGTAGTTCGTGCCAGTATCGGCAATAAGACCAACTGCAGTGGATATTGTCTTGCTGGTGACCGTCGACGACGCCAAAGCAATTCCGGTGGTGCCGGAGTGAATCATAGTTCCGCTAAGGGCAAGTGCTGTACCAGCATCGGCATAAAAGACAGCAGCGAGGGCGCCGACGAAATCCGAGTCGTCGACGCGAACGTCAACTGGGCCACCGTGACAAATGACAAGACCATAAGCCTTGTTTGAACTCCAGCCGGCTTCGCCGGGAGCGCCAGATGGGCCACCGTCAGCAGTGGTCTGTGCGCCAAGGAGTCGAATGTAGGTCAGTGGAGAACTGTTCTTCAGGTACGCCTGCGCGGCATACATGCCATAGGTAGTGGCGGATTTGTCAGTGCCTTCGCGCCAAACGTCGTCGCCGGCGCCACCGGGGGCGGGCGTTCCAAACGTATTAACGAACTCTTCAAATGAGTTAACCGTGACAGGCCGGAGGGCTGGACCTTTTAAGGCGCGGCCAATGACGACCGGGCCGATGCCAGCAGGTGTGGCTGGAATTTGGGAATTGTCAATTTCATTGACGAAAACTCCCGGTGATACGAATCTAAACTTTTTAACTGACATTAGTTGTGTTCTCCTACATTGTGAAAATGTTCAAAGTAAATAGTGTTAAATAGTTGGAATGGTATTATTCTCTGTAAAATCCGTCTTTAATAGTTCGAGGAATATCTCCCACTATTGTTCTTTCGCGACCAATCTTAAATTCAACAGCATTTTGGCGACGGACAATCTTAGGCTTTTCCTGGTTTTCGCCCTCACCAACCAAGTATCCCAGTACTTCGATATTGATGCTGCTTTCGTAATTTCTTTGGGCCATACCCAAATTGGCATCGTTGGAACCATTGGTGAACGAACCTTCAATAAATACCTCATAAGAGTGTCCTTCGTTCTCAATCCTCTTTGGCATTCTTGAGTTGCCGGCAATAGTAAAAAATGGAGTTATGAGGGTATTGAGTTGCTGCTGATACTCGGTTCTCAAATTAATTTGATAGGAAACCTTAACCCACACTGGCAGTGGAATGGTCACCGTTTCATAAACGGTCTTTCCTGTATTAGTCTTGTGTTGGCGCTGATTGGTATTCTTGCCTTTGGCGGCCACATCCTTAGTGGTGCCACCAT